AAAGTACAGCGGTGATTTATACGGCTACGAAGTAATGTTACGAGTCCTTGATGAAGAGACTTGGATCGTAGATGTCCGTGATGAGGTAACCGATGAATATGTAGACGGCTACGAGTTTGAAAACTACGATGAAGCTGTAGCTGAATACACTTCACAAGTTCATCATCTATGTAATCACAAAGAGCCTAGCATTTTCGCATGACCTTAACCGAAGGAGAATATATTATGAGTATGCTTGGCTTATTCTGCCTGTCCGTTATCGGACTTATTTTCCTAGCTTGGATGTGCGATGACCTTTAAGACTGGATTATTTAACCGTACCTGTTGGGTGATACCTGACGAGATAAAATACAACATGAATCATTACGACAACTGGCTGAACAGCACAAACCCATACAACAATGAATTGGATGACGAAATTATTGAACACCTTACTGAATTACGTGACCTTGAAACCGAAGAAGACCAAGAGCAATACTGCGAAAAGCACGGCCTCACATTCAACGACATCAAGCACTACCTCTGACCTATTTTGGGAGGCGGAGGCGGACATCATAAGGCACGAACTAATAGAAAATAATCGATGAAAAAGCGACAGCATTGGCAGTTGTGGGCGGGTGGTTTGAGGGTGAGCACTGGAGGTGAGCGGTATGGATGAGGGATTTTACGAGGACATATCCTCAAGGCACGACATAGACTGGCGAAAGATCAACCCGAAAGCGATACACGAGGGCTACCAACTCTTTTGGAGTAACACCGAGGTGAAAAGATTCGAGCGTGATGAGGACGGTAAGTTAGTAGCTGTGCGTACAGACATACAACGGATGAAACCGAAGACTACCTTTGATAACTTCGAGAACCTATGAAAGAGACACGAGGACCGACTTGGCGAATGAGGGAGTGGGGACGCACAGCGTACCGTAACCGACAAGCAAAGCTGAGACAGGAGGGCGAGTCAAGTCAGACGGAATCCGCTAAAAGATTGCTACGGGTCATGGCTCCAAGGTTGGGCAAGCGAGTCGATGATTTCATGTACACATTCGGAGGTAACACTGAGCACACTACACCGTTGTTCCTTACCTTTGTGCTTGATATGTGTCCGTATCAGATAGCTAGTATTGCTTTGCAAACCGTCCTTGATAACCTCCAATTTAATTTACCTGTCGGACGGATGGCGTACAAGATAGGCAAAGCATTTGAGAACCAAGCGAGGTGGGACAAAGCGATGACGGAGATGCACCCACACAAGCGTGACTTACTGGCTCTTGATGACCGATCCAAAGCGATGAAACTCAAGCAGTTCTACGATTACGAAGAGGAACGCTTTACGCTGTGGGATAGTAAGTGTAAGGCGGGACTGGGTGCTTGGTTATTGGAAGAGATACGGATAGAGACGGGCATTTGGCAGATCGACTTTGCAATAGGTACACAGAAGGGACACAAACCTGAGCGTATCTGCGTACCGAGTGGTGAGTATACGGACTGGGTCAAACGATTTGATGCGTGGAAGGAGACGACTCGTGTATTTAAGATGGCATTACCTAACCAACCGATTGATTGGTACGAGTTGATCGGTGGAGGGTACAGCTTAAAGCATATGCCTCCGCAAGAGTTCTTCACAGGTAAACCGATGTCGTGGTTTAAAGAACACAAGCGTAGCTACGAGCACGCAATGTCTGCTGTGAATAACCTTCAACAAGTACCGTGGCAGATCAACGATGATATGTTATCTATTGTACAAAAGTGCTGGGATAACAAGCGAGTGGTTGGAAACATACCGAACTTCAGTGAGATACCTGAGCAGCCGTACTATACTGGAGGCGACGAGACGGAACTGAGGGCATGGAAGCTGAAGCAAAAGGACATCAAGCAGATGAACGAAGCGAACAGTAGCAAGCGTTACCTGACCTTACGTGTCCTTCACCTTGCCAAGATATATAGCAAGTGGGACAAGTTTTACTTTCCGTATCGTTGTGATTACAGGGGCAGAGTGTACGCTATTCCGTACTACTTACATCCCCAAGGGTCTGACTTAGCTAAGAGCTTACTTGACTTTCACAACGGTCAACAAGCGGTGGATGAAGAGGACTTGGAAGCTGTGTTAATCCACGGTGCTAATATGTGGGGCGTAAAAGGTACAAGAGAGGAACGACTTGAGTGGGTAGGTAAGCGACAGAAGTTTATACTTGAAGCAGCGAACGACCCACACGGAACCGATTGGTGGACAGACGCAGCTGATCCGTTTTGTTTCCTTCGATTTTGTTTGGAGTTCAAGCAGTTCACAGAAGAGGGGTATGGATACACAAGTTATCTTCCCGTTCGCCAAGACTGTAGCAACAACGGTATGCAGATACTTAGCTTGTTATTGCGTGACAAAGAGACGGGGAGAATGTGTAACCTTGTCGAGGATGACCGAGCGAATGATATGTACCAAGAGTTTGCTGACCGTGTGCGTGAGGAGTTACAAGCAGACGGTGGTGTGATCGCACAAGAGTGGTTGAAGTTTGGTATCAGTCGGAAGTTAGCGAAGCTTGCCATCATGAACAGACCGTACGGAGCTACTCATTACAACTTGGTACAAGATGTATTTAAAAGTATAGGAGTGAACCACAACTGGTCATCGACTGGTGAGATGCTCACTGCTGTTATCTACCTGTGTAAGATCGTGAATCGATTAGCAGATCAAACGTGTCGTCCTGTTAACAGAGTGATGAAGTTCTTACGGGGATGTGTACGAGCATTAGGATGCGATGAACCGATCACTTGGTCCACACCTACAGGATTTAAAGTAGTACAAAGCTACCGTAAGTTTAAGAAGTTAAAAGTAGATTCTGTTTTTCAGAACCTAAGCATCTCTATTACAGTAGATGAACTAGCAGATAACATCGATGAGAGGGGACAGATGAACGCCATCACTGCTAATTTTATCCACAGCCTTGACGCTTGTATTGTACATCAAGTAGCTAATGAGGTTGACTTTGACCTCGCTACTATACATGACTGCTTTGTGACACACGCTTGTAATGTACGAAGAATGAATACAATAGTACGAGAGATGTATACAAAAACTTTCACCGTTGATCTCCTGACTGAGTTCCGAATGGAGCAAATCAACAACAACCCAGATGCAGAACTGCCCGACGTGCCGGAGCTTGGAGACCTTGATGTGTCCGCAGTTAAACGCCAGCAGTATCTGTTATCTTAATAACCAATAATAAACACACTGAGAAATATGACAGTAAAAGCACGTAAGAAACATGATATAATAAAAGCACAAGGCACTGCAAGATATGCCCACTTGAATGAACCGAATAAAAGGTTTGATGAGTACGGTGTATGGAGTTGTGATCTTGTTATTGATGATGCGACGAAGCAAGGAATCGTAGATAAGTTAAAGCCATTGTACGAGGCTGAGTTACGAGACATCATGGAACAACACCCCGGTAAAAAGATTGAGCAGAAGGGCTTACCTTTTAGCGAAGTCGATGGCGGTCACATGTTAAAAGCTAAGTTGAAAGCAGGAGGTAGAAGACGGGACGGTAGTGAGTATGAGTTATCTATCGCTTTGTTCGACGCTGCTGGTAACCGCTTGCCTGAAGATGTACAAGTATGGGGTGGTTCCAAGGTGAACGTGGCATTTCGTCCGAAGTTCTGGTATGTACCAAGTCAGGGGTTTGGTGTAAGCTTTGAACTGTCTGCTGTACAAGTCATCGAGTTGAACAACGGTGGTGTATCCAGTATCGGAGCAGATGCTTTTGGCTTTACTGCGGAAGAAGGATATGTAGCTAACGGTGGTGAAGATTTAAGTGGCGGGTTCGATGCGGAAGAAGAAACAACGGAAACGCTCACAGCGAACTTCTAACTACCGCTCTGGATTCGAAGCTAAACTAGCACACCAACTTCAGCGTGGTGGTGTCAGTTTCCAATACGAGAGTATCAGGCTTGAATATACAAAGACTGCTACTTACACTCCCGACTTCATACTACCCAACGGTATCATCATAGAAGCCAAGGGTGTATGGACGGTGGAAGATAGAACGAAGCATTTACTAGTACGAGAACAACATCCGCACCTAGACATCCGTCTCGTATTTATGAATGCATCCAACAAGATTCGTAAGGGAAGCGACACCACCTACGCTAAATGGTGTGAGAAAAAGAATATAC